GCAAGTGATTGGACTACTTATAGGGCAGGAGTTAGAACAGCAGCCAATAGCATGATAACAAAAATTAACGCAGTATCAACTGTAGATGCACTCGCAGCATTATATGTATATAACGATGACGATCCACCAACTAGACCATTGGGAGAGTTTCCTGATGCACCTACATCATGATTTATACAATCTTACATTTAAGTATTGCAATTTTTTGTGTTGCAGGAACAGCTGTTTTATTAATGGATGATAATCATTCACTTTAAAGGGAGGAAAATATGTTAGATATAACATTAAAAATAATTCAATTAGCACCTTGGGTTATCTCAGGAGCTTCATTAATTTGTGCTTTAACGCCAACACCAAAAGACGATCAAATGTTAGGTAAAATATACAAAATGATTGATTGGTGTGCTATTAACGTGGGTAAAGCAAAAGAAAAATAAACCATGACCACTACAAAAGAAGCATTACTTAAATTAGAAGCACATGAAAGAGAATGTGCTATTCGTTACGAATACATAGAAAAACGTCTTGACGAAGGCTCTGCTAAGTTTAAAAGACTAGAGCTTATTCTATGGGGTTTGTATGGTTTGATTGCTGCTTCTTTAGGTGTAGATAAACTATTGTAGGAGAGTTAAATGCCTTTACAAAAGTTCCTTTTTAAACCTGGAATTAATAAAGAAGGAACAGCTTATTCAAACGAAGGCGGTTGGTTCGATTCTAATTTAGTTCGTTTTAGAAAAGGTCTTCCTGAAAAAATAGGTGGATGGTCTAAATCTAGTTCAGACTCATTTAAAGGTACGGGTAGAGGCTTACACGCATGGGTTGCTTTAGATGGAACAAAATATTTAGGTTTAGGAACTAGTTGGAAATATTATGTTTTAGAAGGTACGTCTTTTTATGATATAACTCCTATACGATCAGTAGACGAAAATGTTACAACGTTTTCAGCTACTAATGGCAGTGCTGTTATAACAGCAACAGACACAGCTCACGGGGCTGTGGTTAATGATTTTGTAACTATTTCTAACGCTGTTTCTTTAGGCGGTAATATTACTGCTTCCGTTTTAAATCAAGAACATCAAATAACTTCTGTTCCGACTGCAGATACTTATACGTTTACAGCTTCTGCCACAGCAAACGCTAGTGATTCAGGTAACGGTGGTAGTGCTACTGATGCTGCTTATCAAATAAATACTGGATTAGATGTTTATGTGCCTTCGTCTGGTTGGGGAGCAGGAACTTGGGGTGAAGGAACTTTTGGTTCTACAACCGCTCTTAGTTTTGCTAATCAGTTACGTTTATGGTCACATGATAATTTTGGTGAAGATTTGATTATAAACCCACGTTTTGGTGGTGTTTTTTATTGGGACGAGTCTAACGGTTTAACTACCAGAGCAGTCGCTTTATCTGATTTATCAGGTGCAAATCTTACACCTACTAAAGCATTACAAGTTATGGTTTCTGATGTTGATAGGCACGTTATTTGTTTTGGTGCTGATCCTTTAAATACAGGAGGAACTGCTAGAACAGGAGCTATTGATCCGATGTTTATTGCATGGAGTGATCAGGAAAACGCTGCAGTCTGGGAACCTTTATCTACAAACACTGCAGGTTCTTTTAGATTATCCGCAGGTTCTTCTATCGTTGGAGCATCTAGAGCTAAACAAGAAATTTTAGTTTGGACAGATACTTCTTTATATTCGATGACTTTTGTAGGTCAACCGTTTACTTTTAGTTTAAATTTAGTTAACGAAGGGGTGGGGTTAGTTAGCCCTAATGCTATAGTTAATAGTCCTAAAGGTATTTTTTGGATGGATAAAAAAGGTTTTTATGGTTATAACGGAGCTGTTCAAGAAATACCCTGTACGGTGCAAGATTACGTCTTTAGTAATATTAATGAAATACAAAGTTATCAAATATTTGGTTTTGTTAATAAAGCATTTGATGAAGTCGGTTGGTTTTATTGTAGTGCTGACGCAACAGTTATAGATAAATACGTAGTATTTAATTATGAAGAAAACGTTTGGACCATAGGAACGTTATCAAGAACAGCATGGATAGACGAAGGTATTTTTGATAATCCCAAAGCAGTAACTTCTTCCTCTGACGTAGGCTACGTTTATAACCACGAACTAGGTAACGATAATGATGGTTCGCCTATGACGAACGTATTTATCGAATCAAGTGATTTTGATATTGATCCAGGAGGAGAAGATTTTCAATTTATTAGTAGAATTATTCCAGATATTAAATTTACAGGAACAGGTTCAACAGGAAGTGGCGGACAAAGCGTTAACGTTGTTTTAAAACGTAGGAATTTTCCAGGAGAAAGTTTAACAACAGCAGTAACAAGTACTTGTGATTCAGCAACTACTAAAATAGATACAAGAGTTAGAGGCAGACAAGCAGTTTTACGCATAGAATCAGATGATGATGGAGCAGCAGGAAGCACTGAAGGTGTTGGTTTTAGAGTTGGAGCGATGCGATTAAATTTCAGACCTGATGGTAAAAGGTAATGGGTAAATTATTAGAAACTAAATTACCTCTTTCTATTGGTGAGATCTCCTCTGAAACTTTTAATAGATTAGTTAGAGTTTTAGAATTAAGTTTAAATAGAGTTGATATAGATGCAACCCTATCGGTAAACGAAGAACAAAGAAATATAAATAAATTTAATGATGGTGATATTATATGGAATCTTTCTACTAACCAGTTACAGTTATGGACTGGTGAACAATGGGTAGATTTATATTCTGGCAACGAAAAAGGCGTTCAAGCAGTAGCACAAATAGGCAAGATAACTGTAGCTACTGGTGGAGCTACTTCAATAGAACTAGGGATAAATTAAATATGGATATTAATAAATTAAGAGAAGAGTTAGAGTTTGATGAAGGCTGTGTGTATGAAATTTACAATGATCATTTGGGCTATCCCACTTTTGGTATTGGTCACCTTGTACTTGAAAGCGATCCCGAACATGGAAAACCACTTGGAACCACAGTTTGTAAGGAAAGAGTTGTTGCTTGTTTCGAAAACGATATAACAAATGTTTTTAAAGACTTGGATAGAAACTTACCTTGGTGGAGAGAGCATTCAGATAATTTACAAAGAGTTTTAGCTAATATGGCTTTTAATTTAGGAATTACACGGTTATTAAACTTTAAAAAATTTTTAGGAGCTTTAGAACTTAAACATTATAAAACAGCTGCTGAAGAAATGATGGATAGCCGATGGGCTACACAAGTAGGACCTCGTGCGACTAGATTAAGAGATAGAGTATTAGAGGGGTGATATGCGAAAAAATAAGGTAAAGAATAAAAAAGGCTTAAAACGGTTCTCTAAGACCGTTAAAAAGCCTTATTCTAGAAAAGGAAGAAATACTAAGCAGAAATAAAGAAAAGCTCTTAAAACGCACTATAGACGCTTAGGAAGGAGATTACATATGTATGAATATAATTGCACAGTCACTAGGGTGGTTGATGGCGACACTATTGATGTTGTCCTTGATCTTGGTTTTTCTATTCTTCACAAGTGTCGTGTACGCCTTTATGGGATTGATACACCTGAATCAAGAACAAGAGACAAAGACGAAAAAGCTAGAGGCAAAATAGCTTCAAAATTCCTTAAAGATGCCATTGATGATGGGAAAAAAGTTGTTTTAAGATCAAAGTTAAAAGATTCTAAAGGTAAATATGGTCGTGTTTTAGGAGCTGTTATTGTAGACGGTGTGGATATTAACGAAAAAATGGTACTAAATTTTCTTGCAGTTAGGTATCATGGACAAAGTAAAGAAGACGTTGAGGCAGAACATATGGAAAACAGACGTAAGTTAATAGAGTTAGGAGAGTTTGTTTCAGTAGAAACGGAGAAATAAAATGAATAACGACGGAAGATTTAGTGGTGATATGGATCGTAATGAAGTAGAAATGGACTTAAATAAGTTCATGGCTATGATCGAAGAAATCGGAGCATTAAAAGATAAAATTAGAGATTTAGAAGCTGAGGATAAAGTAAACCCTCATCAAAAATGGATTCATTTAGCTAAAGCAGTAGATTCATGGCGTATTTTCCCTAGAGCTTTTTTAACTGTTTATATTGTTTTATTGTATAAATGTACTATTTGGTTTATGGAACTACCAGAACCTACTTTTGAACAATCAGGTCTTATATCGATTGTTGTTGGTGCAGGTGCTGCTTGGTTTGGTTTATATGCTGGTACAACAGGTAGTAGTAAACAATTTAAAGGTGAAGATTCTTGAATAAAAAAGAAGAAGAAGAACATGACAAGATCCTTTCATGGGCTGGAATTCTGTTTTTAATAACAGTTGTAATTGGTTTATCTATAAACGTAAACGCTCAATCTAGCCAACAGTCTGGTACAGCTTGTGTCAACGGTACGCAATATTGCGAAAATAATAGTTTAGATACTACCAACACAACGACGACCACAAACACCAACACCAACACTAATACAAACACTAACACGAATACAAACACCAACACGAACAATAACACGAATACGAACACGACGACATCGACAGCAACGAATACGAATTCGAACACTAATACCAACACCAACAATAACACGAATACTTCGACAGCAACTTCGACTTCAAACAATACCAACACAAACAATAACGTTAATACTTCGACTTCTAATTCAACAGTGAATTCAACGGTTAATCAAAATGTTAATAATACAAATACTTCGAATTCTACAAGTAACAACACTAATTCGAACACTAACGTAAATCAATCAACTTCTGAATCAAATGTGCAGACCAATAATATTAATCAGAACAATAACAATTCCACATCTGATAATACAAATCGAAATATTAACGAATCGAATAGCACTCAAACTATTAACCAAAACATTAAATCAGAAGCACCTCCTGCCTCTGCTATTGCTCCATCTATAATGTCTTATTCACAAGACTTATGTACCACTGGTGTATCAGGTGCATTTCAAGGTCAGGTGTTTGGTTTTTCAGGCGGTAAAACTATTACAGATAAAAACTGTGAAAGATTAAAATTATCCAAGTATTTATATGATATGGGTATGAAAGTGGCATCAGTTGCATTACTCTGTCAAGACGAAAGAGTATTTAAAGCTATGTCTATGGCAGGCACTCCTTGTCCTTATAATGGCAAAATAGGTAAAGAAGCTACTACTGCTTGGCAAAACAATCCTAGTAAAAGACCTGATAAAGATGATGCTTTAGAAGAATTTATAGCTCAGTGCACATACGATAGAAACCCTAACAGAGATAAAATTAATAAAGATGTTGTTGGAGCAGTTAAGGTTATCTATACAAGAAAAACTAAAACCACAAAACAATGCAAAAAAGAATTTTATGCACAATAGCCTGTTTATTCAGTCTTAATGTATTAAGCCAATATATATACGAAGCTAATCAAGACTTATACGACTTGCAAACAAATTCTTCAGGCTCTACAGGACTAGGTTCTAATGATGATTCAGTTTCAGGAGCCTTTGACTTAGGTTTTACCTTTACCTTTTATGGTAATGATTATACTAAAGCAAGAATGGCTACCAATGGCTGTTTGCACTTTAACCTGACAGGTAGTTATTGTGGGGACTATACCCCTGATCCTCTACCGCAATACACTAATACTTTATTTGTGTTCTGGACTGATTTGATAAAAGACAATGGTT